AAATGCTATTGACCTCAAGATCAGGTATTATGATGTGATGCTGAAGTTTTTAGAGGAGATTATTAAGACGATTTCGAATAGAACTTTTCAAATCAAGAATGCAATTGATTGGAATAAGTTCCAGGCAGGGTTTAACTAAATAGAAATAAACTGTCTATAGAGATGAAGACGTTTATAGAATTTAAAGTTATTTGCGAAAAATATAGCGAAGAGCACGCACACAGAAAACTGTGGAATTATTTTATCTCTCATCCAGAACATGGGAAAGAAGTAAGAGATGCTCTTTTAGATAAAAATTATGATAGGGCGTTAGAGATAATGAATACAGAGGTTCAGTACTCAAAAACTGATCCAGAACACCCCCTGCACTTTGATAAAGCTAATAAAGGTTTTTCAGCAAAACATGGAAAACGTGCAAGTGATGAAGATGATTATAATAGAGAATTGGATGATGCAATATACGGGGTTCATGCATTAGCATCTCAGAAAAAATTAAGAGGTGCTGTTGAAAAAATGCATCCCGCAAGAGTTACTGGTGGATCAGATCCAAATGCAAAACTTTCAAGAACTTGGAAAGGTGCTGGTGGTAAAAATGTAACTCCAAAAGGAGACTTGGAAATTTATAATCCAGATAACCCCAAAGAGAGAAGGGGAATTAGCATGAAAAAAGGTGGTGGTGCTCAACTTGCTTCTGCAGAAGCGGGAGAACTTTTAGCAACTTACAAGGCAGCATCAAAATCTTTCGTTCAAAGATTTCATGGTGATAAATCAAAAGAAGAAAGAAATAGAATTCGTCAAGATATTATGAATAGAATTGAAAGAGTTGCTAATGCAAATACAAGCATGAAAGGTGCTGGACGTGATGAAAAACAATCATTAAAAGTTGCCGCACAAGATATTCTTGACGGTCTCCATGATGAACATCCAAATTTAACTCGTCATGTATCACAAGTATCAACTACTGGAGCACAAAAATTTGGTGGATCTAATGCACCAGGAACTGCTGGTATGGTTTTGACTGGAAGAACTGATAAAACTTCCGCTACAGCAAAATCAGCAGAACAGCAGGTTAGTGCAAGACCAAGACAAGCTTTACCAAAAGGTGAAGCAAGACCCGGTAACGTAAAAGTTGATTATAGACCTGCCCCACAACAACCACAACAAGGACCAGATCAAACTCCACAAACTCCACGTCAAGCAAAAATTGCTCAACTGAGACAAAGTATTGCTGACAGACAAGCCGCAGCACAACAACAGGCAGCCGCACAACAACAAGCGATGGCGCAGCAACAGGCAGCACAACAAGCAGCTGCTCAGCAGCAAGCGGCACAACAACCAAGTCCTGAAGAAATCGCCCGCCAGAGAGCGGCAGCAAGTGAAAGGGAAAGGATTGCAAACTTACCACGTAGGCATCAGCAAACTGCACTTAGAAACTCTCAGGTGAGACAGCAAACGGCAGATCAAATCTCCCAACATATGTCTTGAGATACTGAAATAAATATCCATAGGTGAAACTTATGGATCATGTCTCATTTGGTTATATCCAAAAAGAATGAAGTATATCTTCAGGTAAAAGCAGAGCCACACGTCTATTACGAACTGGCAGACCAATTTACCTTTGATGTACCAGGCGCAAAGTTTATGCCTCAGTACCGAAATAAGTACTGGGACGGAAAAATTCGCCTATTCAATACCCAGACTGGTGAGATATATGTTGGGTTATTAGACAAACTGACAAGGTTCTGCGAGAACCATGAATATACCTATGAGTTTGTTGATAACAAATTCTATGGTCTTCCTTTCGAGACTAATGAAATGATCTCAATGGAAGGTGTGAAGGATTATATGAATGCTATTTGCAAGTATGCTCCCCGTGAGTACCAAGTAGAGGGAGTATACGACGCCCTAAGACATAATAGAAAGTTGTTGATATCCCCAACTGCTTCTGGAAAGTCTCTGATGATATATTCGATTGTGAGATATCACGTTGAGAAAGGGCAAAATACTCTGATAGTCGTTCCGACGACTTCGCTAGTAGAACAGATGTATAAAGACTTTGCAGACTATGGTTGGGACGTAGGTTCATTTTGCCACAAGATCTATGCGGGGAGGGAAAGAGAGACTGATTCTCAGGTGATAATCACCACCTGGCAGTCCATCTACAAGCTTCCCCGACAGTATTTCTCACGATTTAATGTGGTCGTTGGAGATGAAGCACACCAGTTCAAATCTAAGTCATTAATATCTATAATGACAAAACTTTCAGATGCAAAGTATCGTTATGGATTTACTGGCACTCTGGATGGAACACAAACTCACAAATGGGTATTGGAGGGATTATTCGGTCCCTCCTACAAAATCATCAGAACAGAAGAACTGATGAAGAAGGGTCACGTTGCCAAGTTGGATATCAACGTGCTTCTATTGAAACACCCACCACATAAATTCGAAAACTTTGAAGAAGAAGTCCAGTACATTATTAACCATGATAGACGAAACAAGTTTATACGTAACCTTGCCCTTGATCTTAAAGGTAATACGCTCATATTATTTTCCCGTGTTGAAGGGCACGGACAACCCTTATTCGATCTGATAAATAACTCAAAGGATGATAAACGTCATGTATTCTTTGTCCATGGTGGCGTTGCTACCGAAGACAGAGAACAAGTAAGAGAGATTACTGAGAAGGAAGATAATGCCATAATTGTTGCTTCATACGGAACTTTTAGCACAGGCATTAACATTAAGAATCTCCACAATGTTATTTTTGCTTCTCCTTCAAAATCCAGAATCAGAAACCTCCAAAGCATCGGACGAGTCCTTAGGAAAGGCAATAACAAAACAAAAGCAACTCTTTATGATATTGCTGACGACATTTCCTACAAAGCCAGGAGAAATTACACGCTTAATCATTTGATAGAGAGAATAAAAGTTTATAACGAAGAAAACTTTAATTATGATATTGTAAACATACCGCTTAAAAACTAATGGGAGATGAATTCTACAGTTCAATAAAACTAATCACTGGAGAAGAAATCTTTGCTCTTGTTCTTCCAGATATGATAGAAGATAGGCAAGTATTAATACTCCAATCTCCAGTTATTATTAAAGTTATTACAACATCTCATGGATCTCTACTGAAGGTCAAACCATGGATGCAATTGCCGAATGATGATATCTTTGTTCTCAACATGGATAAAGTAGTTACGATGTCAGAAATTACCGATGAGTCTGTAATTCAGATCTATCACAACTACATTGAAGAGTGTGAAGAGGAATATCAAGAGAAAAAAGATAACTATGAAACAAAAATAACCGATAAGATGGGTTACGTATCTTCAGTAGAAGAAGCAAGAAAGAAACTAGAAGATTTATTTAAAGGCTCTAAAGAAAGCTAGATCTCATCTTCAAACCAGACAAAGGTAGTCTACACATATTTTCCAATGTTGTCAAGTCCTAAAAGTGTGCTATAATAAACAGTAACAACAATCTATTGAATTAAACAGATGTCCTTATGTCTAAAAAGAAGTCTGAACATTATGTCAACAACAAGGAGTTGCTCGAAGCACTAATTGTTTATAGAAAAAAGGTAGAAAGGGATTTCATCAAGAAATACGATAGAGAACCAACCAAACAGGATAGAGCAAAGCATTGGGAAGGAAAACCAATGATTCCAAACTATCTGGGTGAGTGTTTCTTGAAGATTGCTACGCACCTCTCATACAAACCCAACTTTGTGAATTATATGTTCAGAGACGATATGATCTCTGATGGTATTGAAAACTGTGTTCAGTACATTCACAACTTTGATCCAGAGAAGTCGAAGAATCCTTTTGCTTACTTTACGCAGATCATTCACTATGCCTTTCTCCGTCGTATTCAGAAGGAGAAGAAGCAACTTGAAATCAAGACCAAGATTATTGAACGTACTGGTTTTGATGAGGTGATGATGGTTGACGATAGCTTGCTTTCTGGCAGCAGTTCAGACTATAATACGATTAAGGATAACATCACGTATAAGACTAATCGATGAAGGTTGCCATTATTACTGATCAGCACTTCGGCGCTCGTAAGAGTTCGAAGTTCCTTCATGACTATTTCAAAAAGTTTTATGATGATATTTTCTTTCCTTATCTAAAAGAAAATGACATCAAAGTCGTAATCGATATGGGCGATACATTTGATAATCGTCGCTCTATCGATTTATGGGCATTGGAATGGGCAAAGGAGAATTATTATAACCGTCTTGAAGAGATGGGGATAACCGTTCATACGATTGTTGGTAATCATACTGCGTATTATAAAAATACCAATGATATTAATACAGTAGATTTGTTGTTAAAACAGTACAAGAATGTAAAAATATATTCTGAATGTACAGAAGTTAAATTAGATAAACTTAAAGTTCTTTTTATTCCTTGGATCAATAATGAAAATTTTGAAAATACTGTCGCATCTGTTAAAGCTTCACGTAGCGTATGTGCGATGGGGCACCTTGAACTCAACGGATTCAGAGCTCATCGCGGGCACGTCATGGAAGACGGTATGGACTGCGAACTATTTGAGAAGTTCAGTCATGTCTTCTCGGGACACTATCACACTCGATCGGACAACGGAAAAATCTTCTATCTAGGTAACCCCTATGAGATGTTTTGGAATGATGTGAATGACCCTCGTGGTTTTCACATCTTCGATACGGAAACG